ATTATCGCTGATTTGAGCAATGGAATGAGATCCTCTGAGTTGAGAGAGCGACACACGTCCTCCCTCTTCGTGCGCATGATTGTCATTATTTGATCTGCGTAAGTGTGATACTAAGAATAAAGATATACCTGTTCGTTCTACTAATGATCTTAACTTTGTCATTGTACTATCTATCATACGTCGCTCATCTCCATCTAATCCACTCAATAATATACTGAGGTGATCTAGGAATATAATACGACACTCCAATCCACTGGCAAGGTATTCGATCCTACTGTAAATAACGTCTGGGTCAAAAGAACCAAAGCCATCAAACAAGTAAAGATTCCAATTATCAATGGTATTACGAAAATCTGTTTTGAGTTCTGATTCATCATGCTCTCCAATGTGTAGCGGTTTTCCTACCGCTGATGACATTAATCCGAGTGCTGTGTTTCTATTAGATGCTTCAAGCTCCACGACCCCAACCCGTTCCCCTTTTTGGAGTAAGTGAGCTGCGATGTGACGGCAGAAGCTGGTTTTTCCGCTTCCAGTGCCAGCAGTAATTGTAGTAAGTGTGCCGTACCTGATCCCGTGTAATTTCTTGTTAAGTCCTTTGAATGGATACTCATGAGCGCAAGGTGGTTCTGGTGTTGTAACTAAAGTTAGTAACGACTTTGCATCAACAATTCCGTCAGGACGATACGTTTTTGCGTCCCAGATAGCTTTGCGAATTGCTTCCATGTCTCCTTGCTGAAGAGCATCGGAGGCATCTTTATATTTCTCCATCCTAGCAATCTTTGCCTGACCTGGCCTAAGAAGTGCGGCACACTCCTCGGCTGCGGCAATACCAGGTGAGTCATTATCAAAGAATAAAACAACTTCGTCATAACCTTGGGTAAGTTCAATTACTTTTTGCAGGTCTTTCTTAGCCCCTGCAGCACCATTAGGTACTGACATGTGAGGCCATGTTGGCATAGCAGCATAACCTGATACTGCATCTAATTCTCCTTCATACAAAGTCAGTCTTGACCCTGTGTCTGGAAATAGATTTTGTCCAAATAATTGATTATCTATATTTTTCCCATCCCAATAGAAATCTTTATCTTTGGTTTTTATTTTAGCCGCTATTGTTTGTCCACGTTTATTAGTGTAATGGAAACGTAATACATCCCCATCTTTATGAATACGGAACTTACGGCTTATCTCTTCAGTTATACCTCGCTTTTTTAACCTAACTGGGACACCTTTACTATAGGTGCGGGTTTCTTCATGTTCAGGTCTATCTTTCGTCGATGATGGTGGTTCTTCTCCAGACGTGCGAGCATTGCAAGCGAAGCAATAAGTGTGGCCGTCATCGTACATGCTATTAGCATCGGACGACCCACATTCAGCACATGGTAAGTGGTAGAGGAACTCAGATTCTTCATGTCTTGAGCCAGCTAATTGGGATTGCATAAGAGGCGCACCATGGGAAACCGTTTTTCTCGGCCCACATGGAATAAGTGGTTTTCGATCTTTTGTTAATTTTATTATGAGGCGCTTGAAATACAAAGCGGATGTCTAGATTTGGATTAGCCTTCTTAACTGCTAACATCTTACGACGATCAGCAGGCTTGAAATAACCCTTAGTTTCTAGGTAGACATCCCCAACCCTGAAGTCAGGGATGTACTTATGTTCTATGACATAAGGGAAGTACTCAGATTCATACTCATACTTTACCTTTAACTGTTTTAATAGATCAGCCACCTGTCTTTCAAGGCCACTTCTCATAGCTTATGAAAGTTTTGTGCTTCTGTCCATAAACCTGTACCAGATGTATCAGTGATAGTCCCTCTCTTTGAACTGAAAGGGGATACTCTATCGCAATACCAGAAGTCAACACCATTGTCCATTAATAGACTTAGCATTTGACTAGGGTGCCTACCTTCTTGCTCGGAGACAATCATGAGCACTTCCTCTTGTTTTGGAGTTAGTTCCATTAAAAGTCCTCGTCGTCTTCAGCTACTTCAGCAGATACATTAGGCTCAGATACTTTGAATCCTTTGGATGTGCCAAATAGATCTACAGCATCTTCAGCTGACATGTCTCCGTCATCTACTACACCAGCTCCAGAGTTAAGACTAACTAATTGTATAGCTTTTAACTTGAGTGATGTACCGATGTCACCTGTTGGTAAGAAGTAAGGCTTCTGAAAGAAAGCAATCTTGACTTGGCTCCCGCTATAAATGGGAGTCTCCTTATCAGTTATAGCTGTTCCTTCGGTGTCAACAATAACAGGAACAAACTTGTCGCCGTCTTTCCAACTGAATCGTACCTGATAGGTACCTGGCTGGTTCTCTAACTCTTCCCAAGGCTCAGGTTTGACTGTTACCCTCTTAGGGTTCTTCGCCTTGCTTCTAGCCCATTCTAGGGCTGATTCACGTTCGGTCTCTAATTTCTCAACTACACTCTTATCCATCAAGGCTGAGAGCTTATAGCCCCAGTCTCCTGGTTTTAGTATAGCTTGGAACCCTTCAAGTGTGATAGGTTCCTTAGTTACGTGTGTGGTCATTAACAGAAAAAATAAGTGGAATCTTTTACAACCGTAGGATCTAATGTTCCGACGATTGGCGGTGGTTCTGATGCTTCGATGATCTCACTAAATCTTGTGAGCCAACATGCTTGTGTAAAGATTTCCGTGTAGGTTTCTCGCACAAGTCTATTGAGTGTTCCCATGTCTCCTGCTCTAGTAAGCACTGAGTCATGGATGACTGTGAATGGTTCATTGAACTGTTGAAAGGAACAGTGCAATATGGATGCATCAAGAGAATGTATAAAATTAGGTGCGGTACTAGATTTATGTCGTATAGGACAAGCATCGCCATTACCTCGGTCGAGCCTAATCACTACCTTACCTAATAATTGTAATTGTACTCTTTGTATATCTTGTTTATTTCTACGCTGGTTGACGGTAAATCCTGATGGAGTTACCCACTCAACCTCAGTTGCACCATTTCTGATGTACTGACCTACGTGCAGTTTGATCCAACGCATAACTCGCATTGGCCCAGGCACGATAGCATCCATACTTTGATAGACAGCATTAACAACCTCTTTAAGATCTTCTTTACTAGGATCAATTCCTTGTTCCTTTAAAGCTTCCTTAATGTACCGTCTTGACGAATCCTTAGTTGCATTGTAGGGGATTGTCATCACGGTTCTTTTGGTCGTCTTGCGTGTCATCCAAGAGTGCATACGCTCAGGTAAATACTTCTTGGCTTCAATGGCAACAGCTTTGTATGCGTCACTAGGG